CCTCCCACACCTTCCACCATAAGCGTAACAAGGTCTATTAAATCCCGAAGAATACCCTTTGATTCATAGAAACGTAAAACTACCCCTTCGATAGTTGAACTTAATGTATTGAGGGAACCTTGTACATTATCACCCATTTCTTCCGCCATGGCATTAAATCCCTCTTCGGCTCCTGTTACTGCATCACGGAGATTTAAAACGGTATCAGTACCATTTAAAAAGGTATTAAATGCGGCAACCGAACGTTTATCCGTTAAATCCAGTGCCTTATTAAGGTCTATTCCTTCACTGTTCAGCTTTTTCAGCCCCTTTACAAGGTCTTCTAAGTTATCTACAGGACCACCAAGGGCAAGTGCAAGTTTACCGCTACCGTCAGCCAAGTTAAGCAAAATATTACGTGTTGCCGTCGCTGCCGATGAAGCGTCGAAACCGCTGTTTGCCAAAGCCCCCAAAAGGGCGGTCGTTTCCTCGATCGTGAATCCGAAAGAATTAGCAACCGGCCCAACAATAGACATTGCCGTATTTAAGTACTCGAAGCTTAAAGCGGATGCGTTACATCCCATAGTCATAGTAGAAACAGCCCGTTCCGTATCTTCCGCATCAAGGTTGAAAATACGCAATGTTGCACCGGCAAGCGTAGCAGCCGAGGCAAGATCCGTGTCCACCGCCTTAGCGAATTTCAGCACGGAAGGCGTCATCGCTTTAATATCCTCTTTGAAAAATCCCAGCTTGGCAAGCTCTATCTGAAGTTCCGTTACCTGTGCGGCCGTATAAGAAGTAGTAGCACCCAGCCGGCGCGCTTCATCCGTTAAATCTTTAATACTCTTTTTCGTAGTTCCCAGGATAGCGGCCAAAGTACTGTTTTTCTTCTCAAACTCTATAATAGTACTGATCGCATCCCTTAGCCCCCCGACAATCTGCCCGGTTATCATTGCGCCGATAGTGACAAATACACCGGCCAGAACCGTTTTTATCTTATTCAGGGAAAGAAGGGAACCGCCGAAACCTTCCGCCTTTTTCGTGGCCTGCCCGTACGCTTTTTCAACTTCTTTCAGTTCCTTCTCCAGGGTGGCATACTTTTCCGGTTGCAAGGATTTCACCGTATCGCGAAGCTCTTTCCGCAAGGCGTTTGCCTTCCTTGCCAGCTGGTTGGCACTCATGGTGGTTTTATCCAGCCGTTTCTCACATTCGGCAATCTTCTTGTTATTCTCGCCGATCGTCTTATTATTTTCTTTCAGTTGATTATCAAGCCTTTTCCATTGTTTACCGCCAGCTTTCCCGGTGGCGATAAGTTCGGTCATAGATTTTTTTATCTCCTTATTGCTATCCCGGAGCTCCTTGTTCTTTTCTGAAAGATTATGTATTTCCTTTTGCGCATCGGAGGCGTTCAGGGTTAACACCCATTCGATATAGTCAGGTTTTAATTTTGCCATAAGAGTAAATTTTATAAGGCAAAATTATCCTGGTATAAAGTGGCGGAAAAGGACATAAAAAAAGCCCGTAGAACCATTCTACAGGCTTATTATACTAAGAAGAAAGTACTTTATCTCTTAAATGTAAAATCCGAAGGATCAAAATATCCTTTATCCTTAATTGTTACCCGATCGAGCATCCGGCAAACGTACCAGGTTAAAGGTACTGATATAAGAGGCGTCACGATAAAGGAAAGAAAGGCAAAAGCAAGCCACCCGAATAAAGTAGTCGGTTTATGCTTACATCCAACGAAAAAAGCTATTACCAGGAAAAAGCCGATCAGAAATAAAATATCTTCGTATGTCATACAATCATCATTAGTTCCTTACCGATATCTTTAATAGTATTTACTATTAGGGCCTCCCTTTCTTGTGAGGGCTTTTTTATTCCACTTATGTATTGAGACATAAGGCTTTGACTTATTCCCATACGTCGAGCCACCGCAGAAGCATTTAATTCCGGGTGAGAAATAAAAATCCGATATAAGAAAGTTTCTTCCTTCTTATCTTGAATAGCCAAACAATCATCCATAAGGTCCAAAATTATGCAGCTATACCAATTTCGTATAAAAACTCCGGTGCAAGGTCTGCACCGTTGGCCCATTCAATAGTGGCACGGGTTAAACCATATTGAACAAATTTTTCCTTATCCAATAATTCCCCGAAAACCTCACCTGTAAGATAAGGTTCCAAATTCACGATCTTTTTATTCCCGTCACTGAAAGTAACAAGAAGCTCGTAATTCCTAATATAATCCACATCTATAACTCGTAACATAAGCTGTTTATTTTAAAGGTTCTATTTTATCTATTTTTTCCCCTTTTTGGGCCTTCTCCCAGAGAGAAAGTATTTCTGCTTCATGCAAATTAATCCATTCATTAACCTTTGCGATAACTTTAGCTGGAGCCTGACCGTCCACAATCCGGTCCAATACGCTAATAGAACATTCATAATCAGCATAAGTAAAATGAATATGCGGCGGATTATGATCTTTCCAATAGAGGAATATAATAATACCGAAGAATCTACAAATTTCAGGCATAAACTTTGTTTTATTGGTTACTGATACAAAGATAGGTAATAAAATCATTACCTGCAAATATTTAGGTATTAATTTTATTACCTATTTTAGCGAACTGGCAAACATTTCTTTTACCCTTTCCCTTATATAATCCTGATATTCATATTTAACCTTTCCAAGTGTATCATGATACAGAATCCCGTATATCTGCCGGTTATAAATCTGGTAATTACCGTGTTCCTTCATATCCAGGAAGCGGGTATATAATGGAAGGTTAGAACGAGCGATTACCCCTTCGCCGTCCGGAATGACCGAATAATTCGGATTCTGTAGTGCGGCCATTAATGCACCGGATCGCCCTTGTATGATTTCCCCGGTTCCTTGTACTTTCTTACGTTCACGGCCTTTCTGGTAAATCCGCTTGGTAGCGATATCCAGTTGGGCCTGAAATATGTCCTGTATTCCACGCCCGATCCGATCGGTAAAGAAATCCGTTTTAAAATTCTCGGCCATTCAGTTATTCATTTTTTGAAAATCCGGAAATAATGTGCCTTTTCCCGGATTCGTTCTTAACAGTTTCATTTTTCTTGTTTGAGGTATATTTATATTTCCAATAGGTGCATAGCGCATCATTTACACCTATTGTAATAATACCTGCTATGACAGCTAACCAAAACCACGCAGAAGCATCCATTATCATCTTGTTTTAAATGAAAAAGCCAGGCTCCACCCTGCAAACGTCCGGTAAAAGCCGGATTCCGGAAGAGTGGAAAGACTGGTTAAATCCAGTTCCTTAGTAACAGGGCAACCGGTGGCAGAATCTTCTATCAGCATTTGTTTGATACGCTCCATAACCGGCTGCACCTCTTCGATAGTCTCATAAGCTCCTTTACGTTGGGGATCGTACTTGCTCATAAGGAAAATAACACATAAATTGTTTTCCCTCACATTATCAGCCGAAAGGCTGGCACCCGTTCCCGACGGGATCAGAATAAAGAGCACCGGACATTCTCCTTTAGATAGTCCTTGTATCGTCTTACTCATTTCCTCGTCAATGGTAACGGGCAGCACCTTCTTTATTTCAGGAATACGTTTTTGCACGCCTTCCCAGTATTCACGGTAAACCTTTATATTTATCATATCGTCAATCCCTGATAACGTTTCGCTTCCCATTCACGGCGGGTAACAAGCCCCGGAAGAATCTTACCGCCCCCGTATATCCACTTTTTAAACTCTGCCGGTATGGATGAATCATACGCATCCGCTCTGATTTTCTTATAAAGCGTTGATTTCTTGAATTTTCCGATACCGACATTGAAGCAAAAGCTTACTACCGCGTCAAACTGGTACTGTCCCAAATGAAGGGGAAGCGCGTTCACCTGGTTTTCTACCGTCCTGATATCCGATTCAAAGAAAGTGTCGGCCTGGGCCTCGGTTATAACATCACCCGGTTTTACACCGGTCGTATGACCGTAACCGATCGTACATACTCCCGCGGCACATACATACGCTTTCAGGCGTAACCCCTCGAATTTCTTGATCTTGTTTTTTGTTCCTGTTGTCGTTCTCATTTTTTGTTACGTTTTTGGTGCAAATACTCAAACTTACATTTATACAGATAAAGCAATACGTCCCAGAAGGGCGTATCGTCCACCTCCTTCTTATTACCGAACACACCGGAAGCCGCCACTTCAAAGACTATTCCGGTCCAGCCGGTTTTATCGTCCGCCTTCCGGTCCTCGGATGCCAGCTTCTGAAACAATATCCGGAAGTCGATAGCTTCACCACCAATATAAACCGGTCCGGAAAGAACCATTTCCCAAACGGCGGAAAAGAGATTTACCGCATGAATGGCAAGCAAGGAAGGAACGGCCGGCGTCTTCTCCAGGTCCTTGTACCGGTAAAGCTTTAACGTGATATCCTGGAAGATTTCATTTATAGCCGGATCGTCCTTTTCCGCCACCGCCTGTTTGCTTTGCTGCAACAAATCCAGGCAATCACAAAAGTTACCGAAAGTAAGACCGTTCAACATGTCACCGACACCATGCCAGTCCCCGAAATCCTGCATCAGGTTACGCCCGGTTTTCAGAATGGGCGTAACGATCCGCTCGCCCTCCTTACCGGTCGTATAAGAGAAAAAGCCGTCCAGCTTTTCCAACTGGCCGTCCAGCTCCCGGATGATCTCACGCCGGTACATGGTGTAATCCGCTTTCATGCCCAGAAGAAAAGAAAGCCATTTTACGCGGAACTGTCCGGGGCTGATCGTACCGCGGTTCATTAGTACCGCCAATATAAGAAACTGCCGGTACTGATCACTGCTGACTTCATCCAGGCAGGAAGGAACCTCCACCGTCTTACTATTATATGTAAACTTCTCCATGTCCGGACATTAAAAAGTTATTCCCTTAGATTGTACGGTAACGCCCGGTACATAATAATCCACCGTTTCCGATTCTGCATCCAGTTCACGGATGATATCCTGCAATACATCCAGGTAAGCCGCCGCGTCCTGCTCCAGACTGTTAGCAACCGATTGCCGGGCCTCTTTTTCCGCCCGCAATTTATCCCGTACGGTTGTGCTCTGCTGTACCTGTACGATTCCACTAGGCAGAACTTCCACCGGTAAACGTTCAACGGCCTTTTTTATGGTAAGAAGTGCAAGCGGACGGCGTACATACTCCAGCAATTTCTCCGTTAAAACGGTATCGCCTTCAATCAGTTTATTATAACGGTTCCGGGTGATAACAGGTATTATCTGCCCGTCCTGGACTTCCCGGATCATAGGAATAAGCACCAGGAAAAGCCGGTGACTTCCGATATTATAATATTCATCGAACGTTTCCTTATTCTGAATAAGAAGCCGGTTTATAGCCTTTTTCTTAATGCCGTTCATCCAGAAATCAAACTTTTCGCGATCCAGCAGCTCCACCAACGCGTCTACGGCTTCATAAGCCAGGTTCCGGATATTCTCTTCATCCTTGAACTCCTGTAAGGCGGTCATGCCCGTTTCATTCTCCCCAAGATGTTTGCCACGTCCGGCCGTTCCGTGTTGTGCGTCCAAAGTGGGAATAACCTTTAACCAGGTAAACATCGCCACCGCCTGCTGCATCAGCCGCAAAGTTTCCGCCATGCCGTCCGATTCCGTGCCGTCCGCATGATCTTCACGGTAATACTTATCTACCGCGTCTATAGGTTCCGCCCCGATGATAGCCTGTAAATCCCGAATCCCCAGCGGTAAGATAGGTTCCCACTTGGTAAAATCAAGATCATTATCGATCAGGCCCAGGACACGGACTATTTCACCGGCCCCGTCACCGCTTTTATTAAATAACTTCGTCATTTGCTTGATCTCTTTTTAGAGTATATGGTTTCCAATTATCAAAATCTTTCGTGAAATTGTTTATTTCATCGTAGAACTCTTTATAAAAGCGGGCCAGCCCGGTATCTATCGTTATACAGGTCTGCTCCGTTCGCGGATTGGTGTTTATATTGGCCGAGCTTTCTATTACAAAATCAAAAGCGTTACCAAAACCGGCCATTACTTTAGAGTGATTACGGAAGATACAGACACGCGATCCGAAACGTTCCGCCACGTTCTTTAGGTATAAATAAACATCCGCGTAGGAACCTTGAAAGATTTCACCTACATAAAAATCCGCGTGCCCTATATCTTTTCTCTCCAGCCATTTCTCCACCTCCTTAACATCGGTAATTGCCATACACCAGGTAGAAATTAGAACATATTCCACCGGTTGTTGCTTCACGATCACACGAAGATAAGTAAGACTATCAACGTCCCCATGACTGATACAGTGATAAGCCGCCCCTTTCTCAAAATGCCAGGGCAAGCACTCTTCCAGGTGCAGCTCCGATTTTATCCGCCGGTCAAAATGAACGTTTTTCGTCCGGCGGGCCTTTATATGCTTGTCCGGGATGTTATCGGCCCGGTCCTCTTCCGGTTGCCGGTCGCTTATCGGTTCTTCCGGCACATCTTCCGTTTTCGGTGTAAAAAACAGACTACGCATTTTCTTTCATACGGTTAGAGGGTGAAACGTTCTGTTCCGCTTCCACTATGGTACGATAAAGCCCCACTTTCGTAGTAGTACCCGGAAAATTGGCATTAATATACTGCTGTAACGGCTTACAAAGG